ATCTTCTAGATAGTCTTCTTTTGCTGCAGTAATACCTTCAATGATTGATTTGATAGTAAGTTCTAACATTAGGCACACACCTTATTGAAAGCACAGGTTTGGCATAGGTAGTAGTCGTGCTCACTTCTGTCTGCGACTGGAACTACTAGTGCTACGCCGCACTTGCGGCACTCTGCTTTGAAATACTTATCAGTCATTGTCGTCTCCTGTTATTGGAACTAGGTGGCTGCGTACTAGTTTGTGGCCGGTAAGGATTACAAATTCCCCGTGCCGCTCATCGAAGACGGCGTTTGGGAATAGTTTGAGTATTGTACTGACTGCCTCTGACAAGAATACCTGATTAGTCTGCGTCATATTCATCTGCGAATTCATTGACTCGCTCCTGTCCCCATAGTTGTAGCCAGCAGTCTGGATGGACACCGCTGATTATCTGCTCTCTTAGCGGGATAGTCAATGACTTGAAAGCATTGGCTACATATTCACCTCTGAGATAGGTGAATAGTTCATCTTCTTTGACATCTACAAATCCAGTCTTGAGGCAGACTGGACAACGCTTTGTTCCGTATATCATCTCATCTCCTGAAAATTGACGGACTCGTATCCGTCTGTCCTGTGAACGCTGGGGCCTTGGAAGGAGAGCAGGGTGAGAGCCGAAGCCCCCACCCTGCCCAGTGAATGACTAGAGAACCTCTAGCGTTGTGACGATTTGGTTGTCATACCACTTGGTGACACCCTTATCTTCGCGGGCTGTGGTTGTGAGATAGCCTGCGAGGTTGACAACGAATTCTGCGTTGTCTGCAAGAAGCGGACGGAGTTTCTCAATGATGTGAGGCTCCGTAATTGTGACTTGACGAGAAGCGATGAACCGGCTGCGAATCTGCCCGTCTGGGGTGTATTCGGTTTGTCTGGATTGAACTATGCCTTTGACGACATTGCCGTAATCCTTGACTGACTTGAGTAGTGCATTGTTGAAGGTGAAACTGTTGACTGTATTCATTTCTGTCTCCTTTTTGTTTGTTGTTTCGGGGAAATCCCCTCACTTGTGAGGGGTTCCCCGTGGTTGGTTAGTTGCAGTTTGGACATATAGACCACTTGTTGTAGACCAAGTGGCAGTCTTGGCAGACAACCTCTGCGGGGGTGATTGTTACTGACGTTTCTAAGTCGATTATCCTGTCTGCGATAAGCGAGATAGGGTCTAGGAACTCATAGCGTTCCTCAACTATAGAGCCGTCCATCTGTATGGCTGGGCGGATTAGTTTGGTAATTGAACCAACCCAGTCGTGGGCAGTCACGTCTGATTCTGCCTTAGACCAGACGTGCTTGTACTGAAGGTTGCCCTCATCAACTATCTGATGGGCAATCTCAGCGTCACGGGAATCCCGTAAGTCCTGGCAGGCAGGGCAGAGTTCTGATAGCCCGACGCAGGCTAGACACTCAGATTGACTGAACTGCCTAGCCTGTAGCATTGCTTCCACATCAAGTGGAAGGTATTGAATTTTACTCATTGGGACTTAGCCCATTCATTCCGAGGAACTCATTGAATTCCTCTATTTCATACTCATCCATATTACTCTCCTTCCATTAGGCTTACCAAAACATCCCCGTGGCAAGCGAGCGGGGCACAAAAGCAAACTAAATCCTTACCAGCCAGAGGCACCAGCCAATTAGGATTCTCTTTCACTCTACGCTCGGCATACGCCCTAAAGCGTGCAATGACGAGCGCCCTATCACCATCCTTACCTATCACATAAGGATTACCCCAATTACTGCCCCTTCCAATATAAACCGCATTAGCAGGAGCAGAACCTTTTCTATATACTTTCACTATAACCTCCTAGCCTGGGTATCTTCCATAACTACATCCTCCAACAAAAGCAGTTTTGTCAAGCCAGGCTTTTGCTTTATCTGGCTTGACGGAACTGCTAGGAAATCTATTATTATTAGGCCAGCCATCAGCATTATTATTACTGGGGCGAGGCAACGGCAATAGGCCGAGCGGATAGACTGACCGCAGCAATCTGCTGGCACGGTGCTATCAGCCTGTCTACTCTGATAGGTCTGTGTAGTTCTGACCCCAGAGTGTTAAAAGGAGCACTGACTAAGTATTGTTTACTACCAAAACTATTTTCCCGTACAGACTATAGGCCCCTGATACTGTCCTGTTATGTCCTATTTTGGGATAGTTAGTTATGTGACTTGTATAACAATTTGGTAACAAACCGTTCGGAATGGCTGTTTGAACGGATTAATACTATATAGGGGCACAAAGTGCCCACTGATAGTAGCAAGGTCTTTAGGACCTTGCGTACAGACTGTATCTACTATCTGTTTCTAACTGTCTGTTTTTATCAGTACTGTATGTAGATGGGACAGGTCTGTGAGTTTTCAGAAGGGTAGTAAAAACCCGAGAACAGAGGCTATGGCAGCCGCAAAGGCTAAAGTCATTGCCCTTGTCTCTGAGGGTTGGACCCCGCATAAAGCGATGGCTGAGGTTGGCAAGCAACCCGACACCATCCGAATCTGGTGTATGCGAGATGCCAAGTTTGCCTCAGATTTAGCCCAGGCCAAGGAAGATGCCAAAGAGCGAAGTTTAACCGCCCTAGGGATAGCAAGGGAAGATATTTCCTTTCCCCAGTTTTCTGAGATGTTCCTGGAACAAAAGGTCTTCCCCCACCATCAGGATTGGATTGACCTACTAGAGGGCAACGAGCCAAGTTGGCTCCACGAATCTATGATTTACGAGAAGAGTGATTCAAACCGCCTTCTTGTAAACGTGCCACCTGAGCACGCTAAGAGTACGGTGATTACGGTCAACTACTCTACCTACCGCATCGCTCTCAATCCCAACGTTAGAATCATCGTAGTTTCTAAAACGCTTGTCAAAGCACGCGAGTTCGTGTACGCAATAAAGCAGAGACTGAGCCACCCGCGCTGGTTGAAGTTGCAAACAACATTTGGGCCAGAAGGGGGTTGGAAAGAAGACTCAGATACCTGGCGAGTTGACACCGTTTACCTTGGGAGCGATGCTCGTAATTCGAGCGAAAAGGACCCCACCATCCAAGCCCTAGGTATGGGTGGGCAGATTTACGGTGCTCGTGCCGATTTGATTATTCTGGATGACTGCATCACCACAGCCAATGCCCATGAGTACGAGAAGCAAATCAACTGGCTGCAAAAGGAAGTTATTACCCGTTTGGGTAAAAATGGCAAACTGTTAGTAGTAGGGACGAGAATTGCGCCGACAGACTTTTACAAGGAACTCCGTGACCCGAAGCATTGGTCTGGCGGTAAGTCTCCTTTCACTTACATGGGTATGCCTGCGGTTCTTAGGTACGCTGAAAAACCCGAAGACTGGGAAACGCTTTGGGCTAAGAGTGACGTTCCTTGGGATGGCGACGACGATACGCCAGATGCTGACGGACTCTATCCTAAATGGGATGGAAAGACGCTACAGCGAAGACGTGGAGAAGTAACCCCGTCAACCTGGGCGCTGGTTTACCAGCAAGAGGATGTCACTGAAGATTCCATCTTCCCTGCTGAATTAGTTCAAGGTTCAATCAATGGGATGCGTAAGCGTGGACCGCTACGCCCCGGAGCCGCTGGACATCCACACCAAGTTGAGGGCTATACCGTTGTGGGCTTTGACCCTGCTATGGGTGCTGGGCACGCTGCTTTTGTGGCTATGACCTACAACAGGCACGATGGAAAAATTTATATTTTGGACTGCTTGAATATGGCAGAGCCTACGCCCCAGAAGATTAGGCAGGCAATTGAGGAATTTGTTCAAAGGTATAAGCCGCAGGAACTCCGCGTTGAAATCAACGCACACCAGAAAGCCTATGCCCTTGACTCAGACTTACAACAGTGGCTGGCAACTTATGGCGTTAGACTCAATGCTCACTTCACTGGCAAGAACAAATGGGACACAAACTTTGGAGTCGCTTCAATGTCTACCTTGTTCGGCTCAGTCAACAACGGAAAGCATCAGAAGAACAACATCATTGAGTTACCAAGCACTGAAGGCTCTGAAGGGCTTAAGGCTCTAGTTCAGCAACTACTGACTTGGAAGCCTGAGACCAGAGGCAAGACTGACTGTGTGATGGCTATGTGGTTCGGTGTTATTAGATGCCGTGAATTTATGCAGCAGAACTCCTATGTTCAGAAGTACGCCCACAACCGTTGGGCTACTAGAGCACAGGCGCAAAAAAGATACACAGTAAATCTTGACGAGATGATTGCCGAGCAATGGCAACAAACCTATGGGTAGGATTGAATGGCTGGCGAAGAAAAAATACTAAATAAGGACCTTGCGGAGGTGCTCCGTGAAATGTCCAAGGCTCCTGGCGGCAATGTTGCCCAGCCACGTCCAGTAACTCCTGGTCCTATTCTTGGTGGCCCAAAGCCAGAAACTCCTAAACTTGGCAAGGTTGACCCCCTTACTGGTGTAAGAACTAAGCGTGACCCAGCAATAGAGTTATTTAGGTTTTATGCTTATGGTGAAGATAAACCAACAGTAATTCCACCTGCACCACCCGACACAAAGCAAGTCACTGTTACTCAACAAGAGTTGCCGACTGAAGAAAAGTTTAAGCGTAAGGCTGCCAAACAGGCTGGCAAAAAAGTAACAGTTACTGAAGAACGCAAAGCAATAAACAAAGGCGTTCGTGAAGGAACTATTGGTGGTATGAAACGAGCACCTGGTTCTAAACCACCCATTCATATTCTTGAAGCCGAAGCCGCAGCAAAACGGGAACGTCAAGCAGAAAATGCTAAGATAATTAGAGATGCATTAGAAAAAGCATTTGGTGCTAGAGGCGCTGAGTCTCCAGAGTTTCAAGGAAGATTTACTCCTGAACTTGGAATTAATCCAAGACTTAGCAGAGAAGAACAAAAGTATTTAGATATTTTGCAGCGTAGAATTCAAGATATTATTGCTGACCGTGAAGCAGCGGTAGCGGAAGAACTTGCCGCTCGCGGTGATATGACTTCTGCTTTTGAAGACTATAAGGCTATGCAACAAGCAGAGCGTAGAACTCTTGAAGGTAGACAGGCTGCTGAAAGAGCAAGAATTTCTAGGCAAAAAACAGAAACATCTTTTAGAGACCTTCCAGAAAAATTTTTGGGTGGTAAAGGTGGCGCAGCGCTTGGCGCTTTAGATATAGTAAGTGGTGCGGTAGGTGCTTATTCAACCTACAAACAAATGACAGAAGAACTAGCACGTAGAAAAGAAACTGAAACACTCAACTAAGGATGGCAATGTTATCTATAGAACAAATCTCGGCACGCGTAGAAAATCTACGTGAACGTGCTGCAGAGCGTGATTCACGCCAGCAAGACGTGCTTGCTGTCCGTAAGGGTCAGATTGCTACTGTATACCCAGACTTTTTTCCTGAAGGCGTAGATGCCAATGTCGTTGCAAATTTTATTGATATTGTGGCTAGAGACTTATCGGAAGTTATGGCTCCGCTCCCTTCGGTCAACTGCTCCGCGGCGAATCAGGCTAATGACCGTGCTAGGAAATTTGCTGATACACGTACCCGTATTGCTACTAATTATTTTGCTAATTCGGACTTACAGGTCCAGATGTATACAGGTGCCGACCTATACATCACATTTGGTTTCGTCCCGTTCATAATTGAACTTGACGAAGAAGCAGGGCTGCCGCGCATACGTATAGAAAACCCAGTGGGCGCTTACCCAGAGTTTGACCGCTATGGGCGCTGCATTGCCTTTGCAAAACGCTACTATATGGCAGCAGGTGAACTAGCATCACAGTTCCCTGAGTACGCACATATCCTACTTGGCAAAGAAATGTACAAGTCGGATATGAACTACCAACTAGAGGTTGTTCGTTATTACGATGACCAGCAATCTCTATTGTATGTACCAGAACGCAATAACCTAGTTCTTTCCCAGGCCAAGAACCCAATTGGCCGAATGATGGTTGTAGTAGCACGCCGTCCATCTATTGATGGCGAGATGCGTGGACAGTTTGATGATGTACTCGGTATTCAGTTGCTTCGCAACAGGTTCGCATTACTTGCGATGGAAGCAGCGGAAAAATCCGTTCAATCACCAATTGTTTTGCCTGCCGATGTTAATGAACTTGAGATGGGTGGCGATGCGGTTATTCGTACCGCTAACCCAGCCGGTGTTCGGCGTGTGGATTTAAACATCCCACCTGGGGCATTTACCGAGCAAGCGTTGCTCCAGCAAGAACTAAGAACGGGAACACGTTATCCAGAGGGACGTACTGGAAATATTGATGCCAGCATCATCACGGGACAAGGTGTGCAGGCGCTTATGGGTGGCTTTGATACACAGGTCAAGTCTGCTCAGGCTATTTTTGCTAGCGCACTACGAGATGTAATCTCTGTCTGCTTTGAGGTAGACGAGAAGTTCTTCAACTTTGAAAAGACTATTCGTGGTGTAGATGCAGGTAGCCCGTATCAGAT